CGGGGGGGGGGGGTAACCACCGCGGGGGTTCCGGGGGGCCGGGGCGGGCGCCGGGCGGGAGCCGATCCCCTCAAACAGCGGCTGCAGCACGGTCGACCAAAAGTCTTGGAGGCCAGGCCACAGCGTGCCGCTGATCCAGCTCCACGCTGCCTCAAGGGACGGCTTGATCTTGTCCGTCCACGCCGTGTAGGCGATCTCCCCAACCGCGAGGAGCGCTTCCCTCAGCGTGAAGAAAAAGTCAACGAGCGCCGAGTCCTCCTCAAGGCCGAACAGATTGCCGTCGTAGTCGCCGGTGGTGAGGATGCCCCACGCCGACTCGATAGACGGCACGAGGGTGTTTTCCGTGTAGTCGACGAAAGCGTCAATCACGGGCGTGACGTTGCTTGTCCAGAAATCAGCGATACCCGCACCCATCGAGTTAATGGCGTTCGCCACGTCCTCATTCGTGTTGTACAGGTAGATCAGCCCGGCGACGAGCGCACCAATAGCCACGACCACAAGACCGATCGGGTTCGCGGCCATAGCAGCGTTGAGCCCATCCTGGACCAAGGTTGTGTTCTTGATCCACTCGATGACCGTCGTCAAGACCGAGAAACCCCAGTACGCGGCGACGGCGACCCCGACGCCTTCACCCAGAGCAACCAGCAGATCCTTGTGCTCCTGGATCCAGCCGAAAGCGTCCGAGAACATGTCCGACAGCCAGCCCATAAGGTCCGTGATCGTGGGCTTCATGTAGTCGACGAGAACCTTCACGCCGCCCATGATCGTGGCCTGCAGGTTGCCGGCGGCGTTCTCAATACGGCTTGTGTCGCGAGCCGCGTTCGCCGCGACCTCATCGAAGCCGAGGCTCAACAGAGCTTCGTTGAATTCCTGCGCCGAGATCTGGCCCTGGGCCATTGCGTCGCGGAAATTGCCGGTGTAGGCACCAGCGTCGAGCAACGCCTTCTGAATCTTGCCACTGGCACCAGGAATCGCGTTCGCGATCTGGTTCCAATCTTGCGTGGCAAGTTTCCCGGCGCCGTTGACCTGCACGAGCGCCAGGCCAACCTGCTTGTACGTCTCCGCACTTCCGCCAGCGACGGCATTGAGGTTGCCCGCCGCCTCGGCGAGCTTGTCGAAGCCCTCGACGTCGTTCGCAGCGAGCTGCGACGTGATCCCCTGAATGTCCGAGAGATCGTAGACGGTCTCGTCCGCATAGCGCTGCGCTGCGGCGCCCAGCTCCTCGATCCTGTCAGGATCGATGCCAGCAAACTTGAGGGTGTCTGCGAATTTCTGGGTCGCGTCCGAGGCAGCGATAGCCTCGGAGACGAAGCCTCCGATGCCCACAGCTGCTGCCATTGCCGCCAGAGGCGCGATCGCGCTCTGCGCGAAGCCCGCCATAGAGGAGAAGCCCGAGCCCGCCTCGCGCGTGCCCCTCGCTGCCTTCTCCGCCGCCTGCGCGGCCTCGTCAAGGTCGCGCGTCGCCGACTCGATAGGGCCGCGACTGCGGCCAGCCTCGGCGCCCATCGTCGTAAAGCTCCGGCCCGCGCCCTCTGCAGCTTTCTGCATGCCGCCCGTCGAGGCCTGCATGCTCCTCGTCATCTTGTCAACGCTGTTTTTCGCCTCAGTCGCGGCAGCATCGATAGGCTGACTAATTGACTTCGCGACCTGGGCGCCGCTAGAACCGACGCCAGAGCGCAGACCGTTCGCAAAGTCCTTACCCGCGTTCTGCCCGATATTGGGCAGCTGGGCCTTTGCGTCGGCCTCGACGGTCTTGAAGAAACCCTTCATGGAGGGCACGACGTCGACGTACAGTGTGCCCGCCTTGTAAACTCCTGCCATGCTGGGTTCCTCTCTGCAGTTATTCTTCGGTGTCCTCCCAGTGGGGGAGTAGCGCCTTCATCGCTTCATCTCGGAAGTCGTGAAGGTGGTCTGTGCGAGCGTCCTCGAGCGCCAGCTCGACCGCCGACACCGGACGCGGATACGGTTCCTTGCCGCCGAAGGCAGCGGACACCAGATCAAAGATGTCCTGCAGCAGACGCACGACGGGCGTCTGTTCCCGCATGCGCGCCTCGGTGTCGTCGGCGGTCGCTTCCGTTTCGGCTACGGTCCTTGCGATCTCCTCGAACCTGTCCGGATCGTTGAGGATCGCGACTGTCGTCCTGCTCGTCGACCCGAGGCCGTCGATAAGCGTGAGGAGGAAGCGCCAGCGGCGGGCACGGAACAGGGCCGGGACATCCCAGCCCTGCTCCGCTAAATCAGAGGTAATCTGCCTCTCGTACCGACTCAATCGGTCGTAGAGGCGGCTCCTTCCCCCTGGTCACCCAGCATGCCCTGATAGTGCTCGGAAGCCTGACGAATCAGAATTCCGAGCTGCCTCATGTTGAGCTTGCTGAGGAGCAGGTCCGCGTCCGCAGCGGCGAGCCAGGTGCGGATCATCTGCGTCGGAGCCTTTGAAGACTCCATCGCGGCCATGAACTTCTCAGCGGCCTCGGGCGTGAGGCTCAGCGGATCCGGGAAGGCAATAACCTGGCTCCCGATCCCGAAAGTGAACGGCGCCGGGGCCGCAGCCTTCTCCAGCTTCGCGAGGGCATTGAACGTAAACGTAGGCTTCATCTGGTCAGACATGCTTGATCTCCTTATTTGTCTTGCGGTTGGTTACTTGTTGAAGGTGGGAGGCGCAGGAAGCGTCGGCTTCTCGTCACCCTCGGCGGTGTCGGCGGGCGTCCAGCCCTGCGAGATGAGCTGGTTCTGCTCGACGGCAGCGTCGGTCTCGCGCTCCAGCTTGAGTTCGTCGCCAGCATCGGTCTTGACAGTCTTGAAGAACTTCATTCTTGTTCCTATCAGTGAGGTGATCTCCATGCGTGAGGTGGTGACGGGCGGGCCGTGGGGAGATCAACCACGGCCCGCCCGAGATCGAGAGCAGAGACTCAGTTGGCCTGCTCGAAGCCGATCGCGTCGCGGTGGCGGATCGCGCCGCTGCCGCCGATGTAGTGACGGCAGGACGTGCCCGCCTGCTCGTCCATGAACGCTGAGAACTCCAGGTCGAACTGGACAGCGTCAGATGCCGCCCACTTCTCCTCGGGAATCGTGTTCAGTTTCACGCGCGGGTAACAGCGGCCCACGATCCATTCGTCGTCGGCTGGCCCGTCCGCCATGACGGTGAGCAGACGGTATTCGGCGAGGGCGGGGATCGCCGCCTCGTCGAACGTGATCTCTCCGGTGGTCTTGTCGGCCTTGACCTGCGAGAGGTCGATGCCGTAGACGAGGGCCTGCGTGCCCTTGCGGAACGGCTCAAGTACCGTGAGTTTCACGGTCTTCGGGGCCTTCGTCAGGTCGGTACGCACCGCCTCGGCGTACCCCAGGGCTTCGACCGTCTCATTGTTTGCGTCGGCGCTGTGGCTCATTCCGTCGGTCGTGACGAGTCCCAGCGGGATGAACTCTGACGGAATCTCCTTGAGTGCTCCGCCCGCGTCGGTGATCGCGGTGGGGACCTGCGTCGTCATCGGGGCCAGGAACGCGATTGCGTTCAGCCCTTTACGGACGTTGGTCGTGCGGTTATGCCGCTTCTTGAGGGCTTCGATGGTGGTCATGTAAGACCCCTTTCTAATCAATTGGTGTCGTCTGAGATGGGCCTGTGCATGACCGTTGCCGTCATATGGACGACCTCGACAGACTCGAAGTAAGGCTGCACGCCCAGGAGCGAGTCAACCTCCGCTGCGTCTACCCAGCCGGACGCGCCGACGACCGGACGGACGGCGAGCGCCCCCTCGATCTGGTCCGCGAGCGCGGCGGCTCCGACTTCGGCGGGGGAGGTTGGTGTCTTTGCGTAGATGGAGATGGAGATCGTGTCGTCTCGGTCGTAATCCCCGGTCTGGGTTTGCACGAGCGAGACGTGTGCGAGAGGTAGCGGCCCGTCGGTGAAGCCGGGCTGCAGTACTCGGGCGGTTGGGATGCCGGTCGCCGCGGTGATCGCATCGCGGACGACCTGGACTGCATCGGTGTAGGTCATCGGAACTGCCTCCGTTTAGATCTGGCTCCGAGTAGCGCTCGGAGAGTGTGTGCGCCAGGGACCGGCTTCCCGGCTCTGCTGCGGTGCCCGAACTCCACCGCGAGCACGTGGGGCGCGTCGTTGTAGACGCGGCCAACGTCTCGGACCGGACCTCCCGGTCTGAGGGGCGCTTTCGTCGTCTCGACTTTGTACGAGTCCGCTAGGTTGTCGGTGAGGCCTCTAGGGGCGGCGGCGGCTGCTGCTGCCCTGAGCTGTTCGGCTTCCTGGTGTAGGCCTGGCGCTAGTGCGCCGCTTTGCAGGAAGCCCTTGATACCGGCGGAGTCCCTGCGGAAGTTGTTCCCCACGGTTTCACCTCCGATTGATGGTGACCGCGACGCCCTTCGGCCAGGGGGACGGCGGCGACTCGACTTGCCAGTGCCCGCCGAGCGGGTGCTCAGCAGGGATCGTGATCTTGTCGCCGACCTTGAGCGACGTTCCCGGCGGCGCGTACAGCGTCGCCTGTTCGTCGGGCTGCTCCGACGTCGGCGACGTCAGCAGCCCTGGGACCGTGAAGGCCCCCGGGGCGACGAGACAGCCGCCGATCAGCCTCCCGCCAATCCCCTTGATTAGGTATCCGTCGGCGTCCCTGCGGACACTTCCCTCAACCTGAACCGGCGTTCTCCACTCTTCCATCGGCTCCCGGCTCATGCTTCCATCACCCACACGTGCCCGGCGCGGCGCGGACGGTACGAGTCCGCGAGCGCCTGGTCGTCGGGGGAGAGGAGAGCCTGCCCGCCCACCGCCCAGGTGGCGTACTGGCGGGACTGCGTAAACGGTCCCGTCGTCTCGGTCACCTGAGTTGCGCCCTGGGCTGCTGCGTCAGGGATGAGGAGGACCCGGCGTACGCTGTCCGCGAGTTGGAGTCTCACCGCTACGGGGACCTCGGTGAG